GTAATGGATTTACAGATGATAAAATCCACTATTTTGCGTCAAATGTTGGATAATCTGTATTTGACTAATAATAGCAGGGTTGCAGCGGTTGAGGGTCAGGTAAACTTTTCTGACTTGCTATCGTCACGTCCTGGTGGCGTTGTGCGTACAAGAGCACCAGGAATGGTACAGGCTTTACCTGTTCCACAGATTGGTTCAACTGGTTTTAACATGCTTGAGTATGTTGATCAGGTCAGAGATCAGCGCACAGGCTTCTCTAAGGCGTCTATGGGGCTTGATCCATCTACTTTGCAGTCTACCACTGCAAGCGCGGTAAACGCTACTATACAAGGCGCACAGCTAAAGATAGAGATGATTGCGCGTGTGTTTGCTGAAACCGGATGCCGTGATTTGGCTAAAGGTGTATTTACGGTTTTACAAAAGCACCAAGATAAAAAGCGTACTATTCGTATGCGTGGTGATTTTGTGGCGATTGATCCTTCCGCAATGGAAAACAACTTTGATTTATCTATTGAGGTTGGTCTTGGTAATGGGCGTGAGGATGAGAAAATGGCTATGTTGCTACAGATCCTTGGCAAGCAAGAACAGTTGTTACAACAATTGGGGCCGAATAACCCTGTTGTGAAGCCAAGCCAATATGTGAATACGTTGAAGAAAATCGCAGAAATGGCGGGATTTAAGGACACAGATCAGTTCTTTAACTCTGGTGAGCAAGTTGACCAGATGGTTGCTCAGATGGGGCAACAGGAAGGTCCAAGTCCAGAACAAGCGAAA